TGTTGTGATATACCTTGTTGAACACCTAATACAACAAAGTCTTGCATGTCACCATCTCTAAAGAAACCAAAAACTGTTGTGCCTTCTACTAAGTTATGTTGATTACCGAACCCACCTAGACCAGCAGTAGATGATGGCATGATAACATGAGACCAAGGTAAATCTGGTGTTGAAATATCACCCTTATTGTCTGTATGATATCCATGAACACGAACTCTTACACGACCAATTTTCAATGGGTCATTTCTATCTTCTACTATGCCATAACAATAATCTATCATAATCTTTCTGGTCCAACATTATTTTCTTCTTTCGGTTTATACTCTTTTAAGTCTACGCCATAACTTTCTTTTATACATTGCATTGTGACTGTGCCGAAACTTTCTAACGGTGATATACTGTAAGTAATCTTACCTATTAAGTATCTTCCATCCATCATTTTATCAGGAGGTGTAGAATCAGTTTTCATTTCTGGTGTTGGTATATCTAAATTAACAACTGTGCCTACAGATATATCACTTCTAAACGGTATAGTCGCACTTAATAAACTTTGTTCAAACATTGATAACAATGCCTGTCTTTCTAAATCTCCTGAGTCTCTATATTCTTGTCCTTGTTGTTGTGTGATTTGTTTGCCTTCTGATGCATCGACTAACTTTGCCTCATCTGAAAAAGAATTAGTCATATTCACTCTGTATAATATTTTTGAATCATATGATTGGTCTGGTGGCAAATCTACAAACTCTTCTGATATATCTGGACTTTGTGTAGATGAAACTAACTCACTTGCTTTAAATGTAGTTTCGTAATCTGATGGTCTTATCATAGGGTGAGAAGATACATGACCATCTTCATTACCTCTACTAAAAACATCTGATATAGAATATATTGTTTCTTCTTCTAATTTTCTAACAGGGTCATAAGTTTTTAGTTTAGATGCATATGCACCACTAACTAAACCTTTCATAGTATTAAATCTTTGTGGTATTTTATAATTTAGTATTTGTGTATTTAAACCAGAACCCTCTTTATTAATATCTTCATCTGTTTGGTCTACATTATTTCTAGGCATAAATGAAAATCTCAAAGGAAACTCTCTTGATGTCATACTCTGAAAACTATCAAATCTAAACTGACCATTTAATGTCTGATAAAAGAACATACTATTTTTAAATGTTTTATTACCTTTAAATTCAGCTGTATCACAAACAAATTTTATAAACTTATTTACATTCCAATTAGGAACTATAAACTGATTGTGTTCTGGTTCTGATTCGTCCCATTTATCAAATGCAGTCTTTGGTAAATTTTTAAATCCAGCGTTTTCTTGTAATACTTTTAATAACATTCCTGAGTATGTGCCACGAAGAGTTTTACTCAATGTTGTCTTGTGACATGTGAAAAATTTTGGGTCTATAAAATGTAAGACATATGTTTGAATGTTTTGATTATTTCTATTTACATCTGTCACACTATAAACTCTAAAAACTTTGTCTATAGAAAATTCTGGTTGAGAAAACTCACCTTGTCCTTCTACTTGTCTTACTTTGATTGTAAGAGATTCTTGACCTGAGAGTTTATAATTTTTTAATAAATTAAGACCATCAACTAAAGTGATACGACCAGATAAAAAATATTTATCTATTCCTTCAAATATTGTGATATTGTTGCATAACCCTAATACATCAACAGATTCTTTTTCTGAATTAACTATTGATAGTGAGTCAACAACAAGTTCGCCTTGTTGAACATTGACTGTCATGATTTCATTACTTGTTCAAATCGTCTTACAACATTGCTGATAATGTTTGGTGAGATGATTTTAATTTTTCTCTTTGCCTCGTTTTTTTCAAATTCGTCATCATATAAAGTTACCGATGTATAGCCTGATGACTCTTGATTCTTTCTTAAATTTCCATTCTTATAATATGATATACCATCTCTATGATTTATTACTGATGTTGGTGTAAATGATTTGGTTGATACTACACCTGTTATTGTTTCACTTGCAACAAATCCTTCTCCGTCTATTGCGATTCTTTTCTTTTCGGGTTCAACTAATATAACTCTGCCTGTTCCTGATGCACTTGTCACTTTCTCACCTAATAAAAATTTATTTGCTGAATCAGATGCACCAGTTTTTCTGGCAACTATATCTGTTGATGCATTTGCGATTGCAATTTGTCCTGGATATTTTTTATCTATATATCTCTCAAATGTGTTTTGGTCTTTATGCCAATCATAATAGTTTTCAAAATCATTCACTAGATAAAATGTCCAATGTAAATGTGGACTGCCATATAATTTTGTTGCGACTACATCTGGTCTATCGCCATCTGCTATTTCATAAGTTGTATAATTAATAATAGAAGATACTGCATCTTGTTCTATTTTAGATTTACGAAAAAAATCTTTGATGAAAATGACTTTACCGTCATCCATCTGATACTGTATTTCTGGAAAGTTTGTAAAGAATCTATCTGCCATAATTATTAACCTCGAGGAGTTCCTCCATAACCACCTGGACCAGTTCCAGCACTACCTTGGATAGGTGTCCCTTTTCGACCTTCTTGCACTTCTTTATTATATTGTCCTGCACTTCTACTTTGCCTATCAAGCAATGATGAATCGTCTTGAACTCCTGTGCCGCCTGCTCTAATAGCCTGATAGTTACCAAGAGTCATAGTTTTGATTTCTAAGAAATTGAGTGTTAATTGAATGTGAACTGGTTGACCATCTGCAAATGTTGAAAACTTTTGACCACCTGTATAATCTACTTGTGCATTTGTGCAAACAGCGGGCAAGAAACCATCAATCTTACCTCCTAATGGGCCTTCAAAAGATATATCAAATACATTAGGGTAATTAAAATAAGAAGGATTAGTTTCTACTTGTATATCTCTTACCTCAACAGGTCGACCAATAATAGTTGTGTCATCTCTATAAGTTGCTTCTTCTGTTTGTTGTTTTTGTTTATCAGCATCAGCACCAAATACTGCTCCTAATCCCTCAGAGTATGCATCTGGTAACATAGAACTTCTAAATGTGTATATAATTTGATTTACTTTCTCTGCTTCATCTTTTGATTTAGGCCAGAAGTCAAATGTAAAATCCCATGACCTAAAAGGAATACCATTAAGTAATTGTTCTTGTTGTGGATTGACAGCACGACCCTCGTTTAAATTTGTTAAACCACCTGTGAAAGTATTAGCAGTTTGTTGAATAAATTTTGTGGCTTGTTTATTAAGTTGTTCTCCTAATTGAGCGAATCCATCTCCTGCGCCACCCTTTTTAAAAGTTTCGACAACTTCATTTAATGCTCTTGCGATAGGACTTACGCCATCTGCTTGATAAGTCACAGCTGATTGAGATATAAGGGCATCAGGAACATAAAGTGCAATACTTCTTTCTGTATGCACATCAGCTCGACCTCCGCCTCTATCTCTTCTAGGTCTAATTCTAAATAACATATAATTTGTCAATTCGTCATGAAAAGGATATACTAATTGTGGCATCGTCTCTTTAGGTTTTCTTTCGGCATAGTTTTTTCCTATTCCTTGAACACCTAAATTACTCTGCAAACTTGCTCTTCTTGCATCTAGTAATGTTTGTGCCTCATTTTGTGCTTCACCCAAAGCATCCATGGCGGTGGTATAATTAATTGATTGTATTTTACTTTGAATACCTTTTAAACTGTTGATGGCCTGTTTCGCCTTATTGAATTTGTTGAGTAGTTTATCTATATACGCCATAAATAGTCCTATTATTAAGATTGATACAGTTATTTATGTCATATAGTGGAAGGTTCAAACCGAAGAATTACAAAAAATACAAAGGAGACCCTACAAAAGTGTTTTATAGGTCACTTTGGGAGAGAAGATTCATGGTTTATTGCGATGATAACCCTAATATACTCGAATGGGGAAGTGAAGAAGTAATAATACCCTATAAATCACCTTTAGACAGAAAAGTCCATAGATATTTTCCTGATTTTTTTGTAAAATATAAGAATAGTAGCGGAAAAATTATTCGTGAACTCATAGAAGTGAAACCTAAGAAGTATCTTAGCCCGCCGAAAGAGCCAAAACGAAAAACTAAACGATACCTTAATGAAGTGAACACCTATATAATTAATCAGGCAAAGTTTAAAGCAGCCGAAGAGTTCTGTAATGATAGGAAACTAGGTTTTAGAATTTTAACAGAAGAACATTTAGTGCCCAAAAAGTGAAAAAAGCGTATATTTTTGATTTAGACGGAGTTTTAATCGACTCTAAACACATGATGAGTCAAGCTTGGCAAATGTGTGAACTAGAACACAAACTTGAACAACCTTTTTCTGAATATTTCAAACATATCGGCATGCCATTTAAAGATATACTTAAAACAATCGGTATAAAAGACAATCACGATAAGATTAAATACACATATGATGAGGCATCTAAAGAACTCATGGAATATTGTCTTGAATTTTACCCAAATGTTGAAGAAACACTTAAAGAATTAAAAAAAACTTGTAAAATTGCAATAGTCACATCAAAGACTATTGAAAGAACTAAACTTATATTGAATGAAATTGATATTGAGTTTGATTCTGTAGTAAGTCCTAAGTCTGGTCTTAGAGGTAAACCTGCACCTGACCAGATATTGTTTTGTCTTGCAATGTTAAATGTAGACCCACAAGATGCAGTCTATGTTGGCGACATGCAAGTAGACTATTGGGCATCTGAAAGAGCAGGCATAGACTTTATACACGCAACTTATGGATATGGAAATGTGAAATGCGAACACTCAGTAAACCAGATAGAACAACTAATCTCAAAGTAGGTCTGATACCTGCAAGATGGTCTTCGACAAGATTCGAAGGCAAACCTTTAGCACCTATTAACGGTATTCCTATGATACGAAGAGTATATGATTTAGCGTGTCAAGTTGAACAATTAGATACTGTTGTTGTTCTTACAGATGATGATAGAATAGTTGACTACTGTTCAAAAAATGAAATGAGATGTATTGTAATAGAAGACAATGTGCGAAGTGGAACAGACCGATGTGCGAAAGCACTCGAGCTTTTAGACGGTGATTTATTTGTAAACATTCAAGGTGATGAACCACTTCTCAATCCAGATGCAGTAGATAGATTGATAAGTGAACATCGTAATGGTGTATCAAATGCATATGTCTATGTAAACAATGATAACAAACTACTAGATAAAAATGTAGTAAAAGTTATAACTGATATGAACAGTAATGCAATATACTATTCAAGATTACCCATACCTTATCAACAAAAAGAATCACCACCTTTTAAACAACAACTAGGTCTATACTGTTTTGATAGACACATGTTAGATATATTTCCCAATTTATTAGTAGGTGATAATGAAAAGGCAGAATCAGTAGAGATGTTAAGATACATTGAAAATGGTTATGCAGTCAATATGGTTGAAGTAGAAGATGAAGGTCTATCCGTAGATACAATCGAAGACTTAAAAAAAGTAGAGGAGTTTTTAAATAATGTTCACTAAAGAAGTTAATAACGAGTTTGAAAAATTTAGACATTTTCATATATCAGAAAAACCAGAAGAAGAAAAAGAGTTGATAGAACACTTTGAGTATGTTGCAAAGAAACATCCACCTTATCTTCTTACGCTCGCCGATTGCGAGAAGAAAAATCTGATAGGTGAAAACAATACAAGATACAATGATGAGAAACTTTTAGATTACATTCAATCTTTGATTTTAGGAATGAATGATGAAGAAATTAATATGACTAATCTGAATGAACTCACAGAAAAAGAAAAACATAATAAAATATATCATTGTTGTAAGATAATGTATCTAATAGACCAATATAGAACTGTTGGTCTACATTCTACTATTCAAGGTATCATTGAAGGACAACACATGTTCGTGCATCCAGGTATGTCTCGTGTTCATGCATTGTGGCATCTAAAAGCACGAAAAGAAAAAATTGTTATGTGGGATACTAATAATACCTTTACTAATAAAAGACCTTTGACATATAAAAAATGGCGAAAGATATTTAATATAAAGAATAAACAAATCTTTGCCGCTAATGTTGATGGTAAACTCATTGAAATGCATATGCAAGAAGAAAGAAAAGATATTGTAGGTTCTGTTCAGAAGATTCGTAAGATGTTTGACTTTCTGCGACCCGTTCTAGTTGGAAGTTGCGAACCAGAAGTGCAACCTTGGGTTCGCCGTGTTGATGTATGGGAAAATACACCTGGTGTAATAATTAAATGCAAAAATGACTATGTGTTCACCGAAGGGGACCTAGCTGCAATGCTTTATCTTTATCCTGATTCAGTAGAAACAATCGAAAAAGAAAACTTTATAATCTATAAGAATTGATATAAATAATAGGCATGGAAAGTCTATTAGAAAGATTATCGAAAGAAACACCGTCTCAAACAAGAGCAAGGTCTAGAGAAGCATTAGAATTTTTTAGAGATAGAGTTAGAAATATAAAGGTATCTGGTCAAGCATTTTACAAACGAGAAACAGGAACTTTAACTAAAGCAAAAAGATACTTAGACGGAAGAATGTATACATTTTTCTATGACCCTAAGACTAAAGAAAAGTTACCTTATTATGATAGATTTCCAGTAGTATTAATAATTGATTCAACATCAACAGGTTTTAGTGGTTTGAATTTTCATTATATACCACCAAGGTATCGTGCAAAACTATTAGATGAATTGTATGACTTTGAAATAGAAGATGATGATATAGAAGATGAAAGTATGAAAACAAGAATAAGAATGAACTACAATCTATTACAAAGCACAGCAAAGATGAAATTTTTTAGACCTTGTTATAAAAGATACTTAACATCACATATAGAAGGAAAGGCATTAGAGATTACACCAAACTATTGGTCTATTATAACAATGTTACCTATTGCACAATTTGAGAAAGAATCAATTAGAAAAGTATATTCAGAAAGTATTAGGAGTGTAAATGGCTGATAGATTAAATATAGATTCATTAAGATACCAATTTGACCAAGGTGCAAGAGCAAATAGATTTACTGTAGATTTTTTCTGCCCTAATCTTAATATAAATCTCGAAGGAGTTAGATGCGTTAATGCATCATTACCTGGCAGACAAATAGAAGCAGGTGATTTCTCTACTTACGGACCATTACAAAAGATGCCATTCAATTTAGGCATGGATGGTCAAGAAGTTAGTTTTCAGTTTATATGCGATTCATCTTTTGCTGATAGATTTATAATAGAAGCATGGCAAGGTGCAATCTTTGGCGGAGCAGGTGCAACAGTTCAAGGTAATTCAGTAAATCCACAATTTGCTTACTATAATGATTATGTTGGCGAAATAGTTATAAAACAAATTACAAGGTCTGATAAAAAATCATTACAATATAGAATATATGAAGCATATCCAATTTCATTTGCACCTATGGAATTAGCGTCAGACTCAACAGATTCACTCATGAGATTCGAATGTACCTTTGCATTTCGAACATGGGAATCGGAATATTCAAATCCGAATCCTGTAAGTGGTATAAATAAAGGAAGAAGATTTTTGGATATCTTGTCTAGTGTCACCAATCTAAAGAAAGGTGGTAATAAGACAAATGATACATTACAAAGATTTAATGACCGTTTAGCAAGACTAGGCGGACTTTTTGATTAATTAGGAGAACTATATTATGGGTTTACCAATACAAAAGGCACCAATGTATAAATGTGTCTTACCTGTATCACAAATTGAAGTAAAGT